TGTGATGAAGTTATGGAGAGATGTATACGATGTGGATGTGCTCCAAGAACTATTGGCGAGGGTATACATTTTCAATGCAGTATATTCGTTAAGTGTGATGATTGTTTTAAATTAGAACCTCACGAATATGGAACAAACATGGATTGGTTATTTGTAGATAATAGTGTTAAACAGAAAACTGGAAAAACCGTTCCCATAAATTTAGAAACTAGATTTAGAAAGGATTTAGAAAATGACGAAGATACTTTGCATTAGTTGTGGTGGTATTGTTGTCCAGACAAATGGAGAAGCAATGTGCCTTTCATGTGGACAATTAGAATTACCTTTTAACCAAACAGTATTAGATGAAGAAATTGTAGAAAAAATTGAGGGAGAAGATGGAGAAAAAGAACAGAATTGATTTATTAAAAAAAGCTATAGAATATACTGATGGTGCTAGATTAAAAGATTACGGAAGTCCAGTAGATAACCACCAAAACATAGCAAACATATTTAACGCTATTACAGACAAACAACTTACAGCAAAAGATATTGCTTTAGTTCAGGTAGCAACCAAGTTAGCAAGATTAAAATCATCACCTAAAAAAGATGACCATTATATAGATATTATGGCTTACATAGGTATTGCTTACGAATGTGAAATGGTAGAAAAATAATGGATTTGATTACATTAGATTTTGAAACTTACTATGATAAAGATTATTCTTTGAGTAAGTTAACAACAGAAGAGTATGTCCGTGACCCTAGATTTCAAGTCATAGGCATAGGAATTAAAATTAACAATAAAGAAACGGAGTGGGCTAGTGGAACACACAAACAACTTAAGGAATACTTACAGACCTTCTCCTGGGAAAGCTCTATGGTACTTGCTCATAATACTATGTTTGACGGTGCTATTCTTAATTGGGTCTTTGATATTAGTCCTCGGGTGTATACCGATACTTTGTGTATCTCCCGTGGTTTTCATGGGGTGGAAGATAGCAGTAGTCTCAAGGCATTATCTGAGAAATACAATATCGGAGTTAAAGGCACGGAGGTCTTTCAAGCAATCGGCAAGAGGAGAGAGGACTTTACGGAAAGTGAATTAAGTGCGTATGGAGATTATTGTGTTAACGATGTAGATTTAACCTATAAGTTATTCTTACGCATGGCAAAAACTTTTCCAAAGAAGGAATTAAAATTAATAGATTTAACTTTAAGAATGTTTATAGAACCTAAACTAGATTTAGATTTAGGTTTACTTGAACAACATCTTGCAGAAACTCGTTATGAGAAAGATACACTATTACAGAAATGTGCAGTGATGGGGGTATCAAAAGAAGATTTAATGAGTAACCCCAAGTTTGCAGAAGCATTGAAGAAATTAGGTATAGAACCTCCTATGAAGATAAGTCCTACGACTGGGAAAGAAACACTTGCTTTGGCGAAGTCTGACGAAGACTTTAAGGCTTTGGCAGAACACGAAGACCCTAGAGTGCAGACTTTGGTAAATGCTAGACTAGGAAACAAATCTACATTGGAAGAAACGAGAACCCAAAGATTTATAGATATAGCAAAACGAGGTTTACTACCCGTGCCTATAAAATATTATGCGGCTCATACTGGCAGATGGGGTGGTGATGATAAAGTGAACCTTCAGAATCTACCGAGTAGAGGTCCAAATGGTAAGAAGTTAAAGCGTAGTATAATCGCACCTAAAGGATATAAAATAATTGATGCTGATTCTTCTCAAATTGAGGCACGAGTATTAGCTTGGCTTTCAGAACAAGATGACCTAGTACAGGCTTTTACTAAAGGTGAAGATGTATACAAGAAGATGTCATCACGAATTTATAATGTAGAGGAAGAAAATATTGATAAAGAACAAAGGTTTGTAGGAAAAACTACAATTCTTGGAGCGGGTTATGGTATGGGAGCATTGAAGTTCCAATCACAACTTAAGACCTTTGGATTTGATATGTCAATAGAAGAAGCACGGAGGGTCATAGGAATATACCGTGATACAAATTGGCATATTAGTCAGTTATGGCGAGATGCACAATATATGTTGAAACATATGGTTAATGGTGAGAAATATGATTTTGGTAAAACTGGAGTATTAGAAGTTATACCAAAAGAAAAAGCTATAAGACTACCCTCGGGATTACTAATGAGATATGAAGATTTGCGTTGTGACCAATCAGATGATGGGGTGGATTTTCATTATAGAACAAGACGAGGTCGAACAAAGATATACGGAGGTAAGGTTATAGAGAATGTTTGCCAAGCAATAGCAAGGTGTATAGTTGGCGAACAGATGTTGAAGATAAGCAAAAAATACCATGTCGTGTTAACGGTTCACGATTCTATCGCTGCATGTGTAAAAGAGGAAGAAGTAGAACACGCACAAACTTATATAGAGGAGTGCATGAAGTGGACTCCTGAGTGGGCAGGTGGGTTGCCGATAGATTGTGAGTCTGGAGTAGGCGATTCATATGGAGATTGTGAATGAGTGTAGCACCTTGGTCATATAGTAGAATCAAGACATTTGAGCAATGCCCGAAACAATTTTACCACCTTAAAATTGCAAAAG